GCGCGCAAATATGTATAGTTCCACCCCAAATTTGCAGCAGGTCAAATTAAAAAAAAGAGCCAAAAAACATCCCTCTCAAACCTGCATGAATACAAGGGTTGGCGAATCTGACGATTTAGTGGTTTAATACGCCAAATATTAATTCCAAAAGAGCTTCTATGTTGTGGTTGAAGACAATGCACCAGTAAAGAGAAAGCGTGGTCGTCCCCGTAAGTCGGAGATAGCAAAGCCAAAGAACCGTCCTATTGGTAGACCCAAGGGTGACCATTCGGTTATGGCTGAGATGAAGCAGAGATTCCTCGCGAGGAGGGATACCAATGCTGTGCTAGAGTCTATCTTCCGAGCTGCTCAAGATGACGACCATAAGAATCAATCTGCTGCGTGGAAACTCATAGTAGATCGTATACTGCCTATCAGCTCGTTTGACAAGGACAAGCTAGGCGGTAAACCTACGGTCAACATCACAATCTCGGGGGTTATGGATGCTCCTGCTATTGACGGAGAGGTCATAGAAGATGGCGAATATACAGAATCTGATTGATCTGCTCATGAAGCATGAGGGCATAAGGAACAAACCTTACGAAGACACTGTGGGCGTACTAACCATAGGAGTAGGCCGCAACCTAGACGATATAGGGTTGTCTATTGATGAAATTCACTATCTACTCAAGAATGATATAAAACGATGTAGACATGAGCTTTCAGGTGCTTTTGATTGGTTTTTAGATTTAGACCCTGTACGACAAGATGCTATGATGGATATGTGCTTCAACCTTGGTATTACTCGCCTTCGCGGTTTTACTAATGCTTTATCCGCTATGGAGTGCGGTGATTACGACGAAGCAGCAATAGAGTTCCTAGACTCCCTTTGGGCAGATCAGGTGGGACAACGCGCTACAACCCTAACCAATATGATACGAACTGGAGAATACGATGCCTAATGTAAACGGAAAGAAATACCCCTACACACCTGCGGGAATGACAGCAGCTAAGAAAGCCAAGAAGAAGATGGCAACTAAAGCCCCTGCCCGTACTACACGAACTGCTCGGAAGAAGTAATGGCCTACACTAAACCGTCCCTTCGCGAAGGCATCAAGAAGAAAGTGATGGCGGGAACGAAAGGCGGCAAAGCAGGTCAATGGTCAGCCCGTAAAGCCCAACTTGTAGCACAAGAGTACAAGTCCAAGGGTGGCGGGTACTCTGGTGGTAAGACCAGTGGTCAGAAATCCTTATCCAAATGGGGTAAGGAGGATTGGGGTACTAAGTCTGGCAAGCCATCTACTCAGGGCAAGAAAGCTACTGGGGAAAGGTATCTTCCAAAGAAGGCTAGAGATTCTCTGTCTTCCAAGGAATATTCCGCTACCTCGCGGAAGAAGAAGGCTGACACAGCCAAGGGTAAGCAGTTTTCCAAACAACCTAAGAAGATTGCAACCAAAACCGCGAGAAGTAGATGAACCTAGATATCAGTCTCTTAGAGTGGCAGAAGAAAGTCTGGAACGACCCTACTCGTTTCAAGGTGGTTGCTGCAGGTCGTAGGACGGGCAAGTCTCGTCTTGCGGCTTATCTTTTGCTAGTCAACGCTTTGAAGTCAGATCAAGGGCAGGTGTTCTATGTAGCCCCCACACAGGGTCAGGCACGGGATATTATGTGGAATCTCCTATTGGAGATAGGCCAACCCGTGATAGAGAACTCCCATGTAAACAATATGCAAGTAAGACTTGTCAACGGCACAACTATCAGCTTGAAGGGCGCGGACAGACCTGAGACAATGCGCGGCGTAAGTCTCAAGTTTCTTGTCTTGGATGAATACGCAGACATGAAGCCCGATGTATGGGAGCTAATACTACGACCTGCGTTGACAGACTTGAAAGGCGATGCCTTATTTATCGGGACACCAATGGGTAGAAATCATTTCTATGAACTCTACAAGCAAGCCAGTTTAGGCGAAGACCCCACATATAAAGCATGGCACTACACAAGCTATGACAATGACTTACTGGACAAAGACGAGATTGATGCAGCAAAGAAATCCATGTCTTCCTTCGCGTTTCGGCAAGAGTTTATGGCATCTTTTGAAGCTCGTGGCTCGGAGATGTTTAAAGAAGAGTGGGTTCACTTCGATGAAGAAGAGCCTGATACGGGCGATTACTACGTTGCCATTGACCTCGCGGGCTTTGAAGAAGTCGGAAAAGCCAAATCTAAAAATAAAAAGCTTGACAATACCGCTATTGCTATTGTAAAGGTAGGCGAGTATGGTTGGTGGGTTAAGGACATCGTTTGCGGACGGTGGGAGTTAAACGCTACCGCAGAGAAGATATTTCAGATAGTCAGAGACTATCAACCCATATCCATTGGGATAGAGAAGGGCATAGCCAGACAGGCTGTCATGTCGCCTCTCACAGACCTGATGAAGAAGTACCAAACATTTTTCAGGGTCGAAGAGCTGACCCACGGTAACAAGAAGAAAACTGATAGGGTGATGTGGGCGTTACAAGGTAGATTCGAGAATGGAATCTGCAATCTTAACAAGGGTGAGTGGAACATCCAATTTATGGATGAAATCTTTCAATTCCCCGATGCCCTCACCCACGATGACATGGTAGACGCTTTAGCCTATATAGACCAACTGGCTAAGGTGTCTTACGCATACGACTTTGAAATAGATGAGTTTGACGTAATCGACTCAGTAGCGGGATATTAAGATGCTCGAATCAAACGAAGATCAGTTTGGCACAGAAGAGACTCTTGAGTCTTGGATTATGGCGAAGTGTCGTGATTGGCGTGACCATTACGAAACAAACTACGAGCAAAAGTTTGATGAATACTACCGTCTATGGCGTGGTATCTACTCTAGCGAAGACCGTAACCGCGAGTCTGAGCGATCACAGATCATATCCCCTGCCCTTCAGCAAGCAGTAGAGTCCTCAGTCGCAGAGATTGAAGAAGCTACGTTTGGTAGGGGTAGGTTCTTTGATATGAAGGACGACATCTCTGACCAAGAGAACCAAGACATAGTTTACCTTCGCGAAAAGCTGTTAGAAGATTTCAAGGCTAACAAGATTCGCAAGGGTGTTGCTGAGTGTTTGGTAAACTCAGCCGTCTTTGGCACAGGCATAGCCGAGATCGTCTTAGAAGAAGTCAAAGAAATGAAACCTGCTACCCAACCTATCATGGATGGGCAGCTACAAGCGGTAGGTGTAAACATCTCAGACCGCACAGTCGTTAAGTTGCGACCTGTTTTACCTCAAAACTTCTTGATTGACCCCGTTGCCGTGGACGTAGACAGCGCATTAGGCGTAGCAATTGATGAATTTGTGTCACCACACGCTATAGAACAGCTCCAAGAGCAGGGGGTTTACAAGAATGTACCCTTTAATTTCGCGTATCCTGACACAGACTTAGATCCTGACCACGAACTTACCACGCAGCCTACCGATAAGACTCGTCTAACCAAGTATTACGGCCTTGTCCCGCGATACTTACTGGAAAATGACGAAGAGTATGAGGAAGTTGAAGAGCTAGTAGACAGCGAGGAAGAAGAAGGCTTCTATGTTGAAGCAATCGTAGTCATAGCTAACGGTGGTACTCTGCTGAAAGCGGAGAAGAACCCGTACATGATGCAAGACCGTCCTGTTGTGGCGTTTCCTTGGGACATCGTACCCTCTAGGTTCTGGGGTCGTGGCGTATGTGAGAAAGGTTACAACTCACAGAAAGCATTAGACGCAGAGCTAAGGGCTAGGATCGATGCGTTAGCATTAACAGTCCACCCAATGATGGCGATGGACGCTACACGCCTACCTCGCGGCGCAAGACCTGAAGTAAGACCGGGCAAAATCATTCTTACCAACGGCAATCCTGCTGAAGTCTTACAACCATTTAACTTTGGTCAGGTATCTCAGATTACCTTCGCGCAAGCAGGTGAACTACAGAGAATGGTACAGACTGCCACAGGCGCAATAGACTCTGTGGGCGTTGGCGGCTCGATTAACGGTGAAGCAACAGCCGCAGGGATTTCAATGTCCCTTGGTGCTGTGATCAAGCGTCATAAAAGGACGCTGATTAACTTCCAAGAATCATTCTTGATACCGTTTGTTACCAAAGCTGCCCACAGGTATATGCAGTTTGAGCCTGAGTTATATCCGGTATCGGATTACAAGTTTGAGGTCACCTCCTCTCTTGGCATCATCGCCAGAGAGTACGAGGTCACGCAGTTGGTTCAGCTTCTACAAACCATGTCTCCTGAGTCTCCGCTATATCCTGCGTTGATTCAATCAATCATAGACAATATGAACCTGAGCAACCGCGAGCAGTTAATACAAACTCTACAAGAAGCAGGACAGCCTTCACCTGAGCAGCAGCAAGCACAACAAGCTGCACAGCAAGCGCAGGTGGAGTTCCAACAGTCGCAGACAAACGCACTGAACGGACAAGGCGCTGAGTCTCAAGCAAGAGCTGCGAAGATTGCAGCAGAGACTAAGGCTATCCCTGTGGAGCTAGAGATTGACCAGATCAAAGCAGTGACATCTAACCTCGCGGCAGGTGATGCAGACGACAAAGAGTTTGAACGCAGACTTAAAGTCGCTGACGCTGCGCTTAAAGAGAAGAGACTCAATCTTGATACAGCCAAGGCCATGCCGCAATGATTACCAAACGCGAACTCGAGGACGTAGTTACACAGGTAAACACAGTCCTAGATTTAATGGACAAGCGGCTTCAGTCTTTAGAGAAGCAACACGAGATCCTTCTTCACGAAGTAAAGACCTTCGTAAAAGCAAAACCGAAGGCTAAGAAGAATGGATAAAGAAACAGAAAAATATTATGACGACCGTGCGGATATGTTCTTAACGCAGGGTTGGAAGGATTTTATAAAAGAGCTGAGTGCCAACGCTCTTCATATTAATTCCGTTGAGTATACGAAAGATGTTAATGATTTGTTCTTTCGTAAAGGCCAGTTAAGCGTACTGGCTGACATACTCAATCTAGAATCTGCAATGAACCATGTACAAGAGGATAGCAGTAATGTTGATAATCTTTGATTTCCAATGCGAGCAAGGCCATGTCCATGAGGCAATGGTTAATCGCGAGAAGGTAACCGAAGGTTATAGGCGTGACTGTCCTGAGTGTGGTGGTTCTAGTAGTAAGATGATCTCACCTGTTAAGTCGGTACTCGACCCCATTTCCGGTTCTTATCCGGGGGCTACTATGAAATGGGCTAAGGATAGACAGGCGAAGATTAAACACGAACGCAAGGTAGCCGAATCATAAGTCCTTCGGGGTAGCTTAGAATTGGTCTTGTCTCCATAGGAGTTTAATAGTGGCACAACTTATTGACGAAGTAACGAGCGAGGTAGATGAGGATTTACAACAGGAAGCGGTCTCAGAAGAGGTAGCCGTAGATGACACCCCAGAGCATTATCGCGGGAAGACTCCTTCCGAGTTGATCAAGATGCACCAAGAGGCAGAGTCTCGCATCGGTCAGCAAGGACAGGAAGTAGGTCAGCTAAGAAAAGTTGTAGATGATTTCATTCTTAATCAAAGCAAAGTCAACGAACCGGAACAGGCTGAAGAGATAGATTTCTTTGCTGAACCCGATAAAGCTGTTGATAGCAAAATTGCAAACCATCCAACCATTAAACAGTTGGAGCAATTGGGCAATCAAATGAAACAGAGTCAGACGCTTTCGGCTTTACAGCAGAAGCACCCTGACATCAAAGAAGTTGCTATGGACGCTAACTTTCAAAAGTGGGTTGTCGGTAGCAAGATTCGTTCAGAGTTATACGAGCGAGCAAACAACAAGTACGACTATGATGCGGCAGATGAATTGTTTTCTAGTTGGAAATCAACTCAAGACGTTGCGCAACAGGCTGTAAGTGTTGAGCGCAAAGAACGTAAACAGGCTTTGAACGCAGCTTCAACGGGTGGTGCTAATGGAAGTTCAGAAGCACCGAGCAGAAAGATTTATCGCAGAAGCGACATTATTGAACTAATGCGAACCAACCCGCAACGCTATCAAGCTATGTCCGATGAGATATATAAGGCGTATCAGGAAGGTCGCGTAAAAAGCTAACCTTTGAGAGATTATTATGACTGATTCAACTTATCCAAATATGGGTGGAGCGGTAACTAACACTACTGCTGCCACATTTATTCCAGAAATCTGGAGTGACGAGATTCGCGCTGCTTATGAGAAGAACCTCATCCTCGCGAACCTAGTAAAGAAAATGAGCATGACAGGGAAGAAGGGTGACATCATCCATATTCCTGCTCCTATTCGCGGCGATGCTCACGTTAAAGCATCAGCAACGGCTGTTACTATTCAGAACAACACAGAGGGCGAAGTGCAAGTCGCGCTAGACAAGCACTACGAATACTCACGCATCATTGAAGATATTACTGAAGTGCAAGCCTTGTCTTCGCTCCGTAACTTCTACACTTCTGATGCGGGTTATGCTCTGTCGCGTCAGGTTGATACAGACCTGATGGATCTGGGTAAGTCTTTCGGTACTGGTGACGGTACTTTATGGACTAACACTGCTGCTGCATTCTTCTGTGATGCCTCAACTGGCCTCACTGCTTATGCTGATGACACTGTTACTACTGCTGACGTTTTCACTGATGCGTGTTTCCGTGATTTGATTCAGAAGCAAGACGATGCTGACGTACCTATGGACAACCGTGCATTCGTTATCCCACCTTCACTGCGTAATGCAATCATGGGTGTTGACCGTTATGTATCTTCTGACTTTGTTGGCGGCGAGCCTGTGCAAAATGGCAAGATCGGTAACCTGTATGGTATTGATGTTTACATCTCTACTAACTGCCCTATCACTGAGACTGCCGCGCAGAACTCAGCAGGTGGACAGATTCGCGCAGCAATGCTCGTGCATACAGATACTATGATCTTGGCAGAGCAAGTTGGTGTTCGTTCACAGACTCAGTACAAGCAGGAGTTCCTCGGAACACTGTATACTGCTGATACTCTGTACGTTGTCAAGACTTACCGTCCTGACAGCGGCTTCATCATGGCTGTAAACGGCTAAAAGGAGATGGGGGCGGGGAAACCTGCCCCCTTATCTTATGCGTAATAAAGACCCAAAATTAACCAAGCTCGGGGTAAGTGGGTATAATAAGCCCAAAAAGACCCCTAACCATCCCACCAAAAGCCATGTTGTATTGGCTAAAGTTGGTGATCAAATCAAGACTGTCCGCTTCGGGCAGCAGGGTGTGACGGGTGCAGGGAGTAATCCCAAGACTGCCAAAGACAAAGCGCGAAAGAAATCATACTACGCTAGGCATAACGCTCAAGACTCAAGCCCATCCAAACTATCAGCACGATACTGGTCACATAAGACCAAGTGGTAACTACAGGAATTTAACATGGCAACGATAGTAACCAAGAACAGCTCTACCGCTTCAGCCGTACCAACTACGAGTGACTTGGTTAAAGGCGAACTCGCGGTCAATGTAACTGACAAGCGTATATTCACAGAGAATGCGTCTACTGCTATTGTAGAGTTAGGTACTAATCCTTCTACCATCACAACCACTACTGCGACTGTATCAGGTACTCTAACAGCCAACGGCACGTTTGCATCTAGCAACGCAGTCGTCACAGGCGGCACAATCAACTCTACGCCCATTGGTGCTACAACCGCATCTACTGTACGAGGTAGCACAGTAACGGCTACCACAGGCTTTGTAGGCGGTCTGACAGGCAACGTTGTAGGTAACGTCACAGGTAACGTCACAGGTAACATTACAGGCGTTGTTACAGGTAATGTAACTGGCAACGTGACAGGTGATGTCACTGGTAACGTCACTGCCTCATCAGGTACTTCTACGTTTACTAACGTCACTATTAACGGTGGCTTAGACATGAATGCCGGAACATCGGCAACCATCACCAACCTCGCCTCTCCCACTAATACTAATGACGCAGCTACCAAAGGCTATGTAGATACAGCAGATGCCACTAAGTTAAATCTGTCTGGCGGCACTATGTCTGGTGCTATTGCTATGGGTGCGGCTAAGATTACAGGTTTGGCTGATCCTACTGCAGCGCAAGACGCAGCAACTAAGATATATGTAGACAACTCTGTACAAGGATTGGACGCGAAGGCATCGTGTCGTGCAGGTACTACAGCCAACATTACCCTAAGTGGCGCACAAACCATAGACGGTGTGTCTGTTATAGCGGGTGATCGAGTCCTGGTTAAAGATCAAACTAGCGCAGCAGAGAATGGTATTTACGTTGCAGCAGCTAGTGGATGGGCGCGTTCCGCAGACGCAAATACTTGGGACGAATTAGTCAATGCTTATAGCTTTGTAGAAGACGGTACAGCTAACGCGAACAACGGCTTCGTAGCTTCTATAGTGGCAGGTGGTACGTTAGGTAGCACAGCAGTTACTTGGATTCAGTTCTCAGGAGCGGGTCAGGTTATTGCGGGTGCAGGTATGACCAAATCAGGCAACACGCTTGATGTAGGTACTGCCGCTGCTTCGCGAATAGTAGTGAATGCAGATAACATAGACCTAGCAACAAGCGGTGTTACAGCAGCTACATACAGGTCGGTGACTACAGATGCCTATGGTCGTATTACAGGCGGTACTAATCCTACTACTGTTAGTGGTTACGGATTAACAGATGTCTTCACTAAGACAGAAATCAACACATCCCTCGCGACAAAGCTAAACCTGACAGGCGGTACAATGTCTGGCGCAATAGCGATGGGTACTAACAAGATCACAGGAGCAGGTGACCCTACTGCTGCTCAAGACGTAGCCACGAAAGCCTACACAGATTCGATACTAGGCAGTGCTACCTCGGCAGCTACATCAGCCGCAGCAGCAGCTACATCAGCGTCTGACGCTTCTACTTCTGCTAGTGGCGCAGCTACTTCTGCTACAAACGCAGGTAACTCAGCTACAGCAGCAGCTAGCTCTGCCGCAGCAGCAGCAACCACTTATGACAACTTTGACGACCGTTACTTAGGTGATAAATCATCTGACCCTACTGTCGATAATGACGGAAACGCTTTGCTGACAGGTGCTTTGTACTTTAATACTTCGTCTAACGCGATGAAGGTTTATAGTGGCTCTGCGTGGGCAGCAGTAGCTCCTACAGCAACTTCTGTAACTGTTTCTCAGATCAGCGACTACAATGGAACAGCCGCAGAGCTAAACTACACGGATGGAGTGACTAGCCCTATACAAACTCAGCTAGACGCAAAGGCTGTGTATCCTAGTCAATCAGGCAACGCAGGTAAATTCTTATCAACTGATGGCACTGACCCATCATGGGCTGAAGTGTCTGCAAGCCCGATGCTCGAAGCAGTAGCATCTGGAACACTGGCTAACGGTGATACGGTTATTATCAATGCTGACGGAACTGTTACAGCCGCAGGATTAACGCCAACTCCTGTTCCAGTTATTGGCTCGTCAGTAGAGTTTGAATCAGGCACTAGTCAATATCTTTGTTCGGCTTATGACACAAATGCTAATAAAGTTGTAATTGCGTATGCAGATGCCAATGACAATAATAAAGGTAAGGCTGTTGTTGGCACTGTTGCAAGCGGTGCGATTACGTTCGGTTCTCCGGCGATTTTTGACAGTTCAACAGTTTATTGGGTTGATATTGCATACGACTCTAATGCAAACAAGGTTGTGATTGTTTTTAGAGACGATGGAAACAGTGGTGAGGGAAGCGCAATAGTCGGCACTGTGTCAGGAACTAGCATTTCGTTCGGTAGCAGAAGCACTTATGAATCTGGCACTGGAGATAGAAATAAAGTAGTTTTTGACTCATCTGCCAATAAAGTAATAATTGCTTGGCATAATTCAAGTACTTATAAAGTGACCGTAGGAACAATTTCAGGTACGTCAATTTCATTCGGCGCTGTAGCAAGTACTTCTGCACCTTCAGCCAATCCCGCAGGTCTGGTTTATGATGCAAACGCGAATAAGAGTTTGTTGTGTTACAGAGGGCCATCTAATTATGGGTACGCTGCTGTAATTTCCGTATCAGGAACGACTGCTTCTATAGGAACACCTGCTGCATTTGTTTCAGAAACTGTAAGTGAGGTTGATGCTGTTTATGATTCATCAAATAATAAGACTTTAATTGTTTGGAGAAAAACTAGTACCAGTTACGGCGCGGGAATAGTCGCGACCATCTCAGGAACTAGCGCGACGTTCGGCACTCAGACAATTTTTACTTCTACAGCCAGTTTTCGCTTTGCTGCTTCTTTTGATACTACTTTTAATAAAGCAATAGTGGTCTATTACAATAGTGCAACAGGTTATGGTGATACTGTTCAAGGTGCAATTTCAGGTACTAGCGTTACATTTACTACACCAGTGACTTATCTGTCTACATCAACTCTTTATAACGCAGCGGTATATGACCCAGATTCAGAAAGAACGATAATTTCTTTTGATGATGGTGGTGATTCGCAGAAAGGTAAGGCACTTCTTTATACTTCAACAACTCTTTCAACAAACCTCACGACAGAAAACTACATTGGTATATCTGATGCAGCTTATGCGAACGGTGCAACTGCCAAGATACAGCTAGCCAGTTCAACTGATGACGCGCAATCAGGTTTGACCGCAGGTCAGTCATACTTTGTTCAAGAAAACGGTTCTCTTGCACTAACAGCAGATACTACTGCAGTCTTTGCGGGTACAGCCGTTTCTGCAACAAAGCTACTAATTGGCGAGAGAAATATTTTTCAGTATCCAAGTCAAACAGGAAACTCTGGCAAGTTCTTAACTACTAATGGAACGGCGGCATCTTGGGCAGATACTTCAGCGGGTTGGAAGCTAATAACTACAGTATCAGGAACGAATGCTTTAACATTTTTATTAAATAATGTTTTTAGTGATTCTTATTATGACTACATAGTAGAAGGAAATTTAGACACAAACTCTACATACCCTAACCCAATAGGTTTTGAGTTTATAAAAAGCGGTGGCTCATATCAAACAAGCGATTATAGACAAGTTCACTACGGAAGCGAGTGGACAGGAAGCAGCTTTGATACCAATTCTTCTCGGTCTCAGTATTACAGTCTTTCGGGACAATATTTAACAAATGGCCCAATGTATTTAAGAATACAAATCGCAAGGCCACAGACTTCTTCGGGCGGCAATGCTTATATATATGTTCAATCACAAGTTAATGCTTTATATAGCAGTGAGCCAAGGCCCATATTATCTAACGGAGGCGTAAGTTCTTCACAAGATTATATTGGTTTACGAATAAAAGATTTTAGAAGTGGTCCTGCCACATTAACTGGTTCAATTCGTGTATGGGCAAGGAAAACATCATGAGCATAACTAAACCTTTATATAACGCCACAGCCAATGGAAATGTCGAGTTTACAGAAGCAGAATACGAAGAATATGAGGCAAGTTTGCCTCAAGTAGAAGTTTCGTATCAAGAACATTTAAAGCAAACAGTTAGAGCAGAGCGAAACGCTAAACTAGTATCTTCAGATTGGACGCAGGTAGCAGATGCACCAGTAAGCAAAGAAGATTGGGCAGTTTATCGTCAGGAATTACGCGACATTACTATACAGGAGTCGTTCCCTAACGATGTTACTTGGCCTACAGAACCTTTGGCAGAAGTCGTTTCTGAATGAGTCTAGTTGATTACGCCAAGACAGAACGTCAGCGAGAAACTGTACAAGTCTGGGAAGATTGCGGTAGGCATACCTCTAAGGCTGCGGGAATATTAAATATCTCGCCGTCAACGGTACGCGATCATGTGACAGCCGTAAAAAGCAAGGCAGCTGCTGCGGGTTATTCTGACAACTGGGATGCTAGTCGTCACGTTCCTGAAGGCGAACACGTTATCGGTCGTTCTATTTACACAGAGGACGATGAAGGTAACAAGGCTTGGCTGAAGACTCGCAGAACAATGACCGATGCAGAGCGGGATAAAGCACTGCAAGGTTTTGTGGATGGCTTGATCAAAGGCGTTAAACCGTACAAGCCAAAAGCCAAACCCAAGACTAAGAAGTTTGATTCTAATTTATTACCTACCATAGTTATAGGTGACGCACACTTTGGAATGAGGGCTGACGCGAGAGAGACTAAAGAGCGGGACTACGACACCAAGATAGCTTCGCAAGATATGATTACCGCTATTGACTGCTTGGTTGATCTAGCTCCTGCTGCTGAGAAGTGTTTGTTAGTTAACGTGGGGGACTTTATCCACGCTAATGGTTCATCTGGCACTACCTTCGCGGGTACTAAGTTAGACGTAGATACTAGGATTGAAGTCGTACTTGAAACAGCGGCGCAGACTTTCTTGTTTGCGATAGACAAGATTCTATCCAAGCACAAAACTTGCGTAGTAGTAATGGCTAGAGGTAATCATGATTCCGATACTGCCATTGCCCTCGCGTTGATCTTAAAGTTTTACTACTCGAAAGAGCCAAGGGTAACCATCTTAGACCCGCATGGATTCTTTCATACATTACAGTTTGGGCAGAACTTAATAGCGGTGCATCACGGCGACAAGGTAAAAGCAGCGAAGCTAGGCTCTCTCCTACCCAAGATGCTACCTGAGCAATGGGCAACGACTAATTATCGCAAGTGGCTTGTCGGACATATCCATCATCAAAGCGCAATTGAAGTAGATAATGGATGCAAGATCGAAGCCTTTGGTACGTTGTCTCCGCCTGACTCTTGGCACGCAGGTGCGGGTTACGGAGCAGCAAGTGTGATGAATCAAATTGTGTTTCATAAAGACGGTGGCGAAGCTATACGTCACGTTTATCAAATCAGAGACTCTCGCAAAGTCCCTGACCTGACAATATAGGTGCAGTATGGATTACCAAGTCATGTTCAACGTCACAATAGCAGTAGCAGGATTTGTTGTCGGTTGGTTAGTCAATCGAGTCTTTGCATTATTGGATCGAATTGATGCTGACATGAAGGCCATACCGCTTATGTATGTGGCCAAAGAAGATTACCGCGATGACATACGCGAAATCAAAGAGATGCTTGGTGCTATCTTTAAACGACTTGATGCAAAGGCTGACAAATAAGGAAGAACTATGAAGCGCGTTAAACTGATCGGCAAGTTTGTTAAAGCAAAGTTTATGGGTGCGACTGACGAGCAAGCAACTGTTGTTGTATTGTTGACTGCGTTTATTCTACTAGCGTTAGCGGCAAATTAAATGTTAGCAATGCTAGGGTCGCTTATCGGGCCAGTGTCGGACTTATTAGACAAGGCAATCCCTGATAAAGACTTAAAAGAAAAGTTAGCTCATGACATTGCGACTATGGCAGCTCGTCATACGAACGAGCAAGTCAAAGCACAGCTAGAGATTAACAAGGTCGAAGCCAAACACAACAGTATGTTTGTTGCAGGATGGCGACCTGCTTGCGGATGGGTCTGTGTATTAGGAATGGCAGGTAACTTCTTAGTCATTCCTTTCGCGAATATGAGTTTGAATCTGCTTGAGACAGGCGTTGAAGTTCCGATGATTGACCTTGCTACAATGCTACCTGTACTAATGGGTATGCTTGGTCTCGGTGGACTACGCTCCTTTGAGAAAGTTAAGAAAGTAGAACGCAGCAACTAGGAATTCTTATGGCAGGTTTAAATAATAAGCTGAACCCAAACTCCAAGGTTCTTACTGACCGAGGGTACGTTAGTGCTGCTGAGGCAGAATATCAACACAGCCAAGGGACTCTTAATATTATTGGGCGTAATGGGAGAGCAGTTAACTCGCAAGAATTAGTGCTTGACCCTCTTGAACCAACTGCTCAACAACGTATTACAGGCAATTTAGAAAGCCTTATTGGTATTCCTGCGCTGCAAGCCGGAGATTTGTACAAAGAGTTCGGCGGGTTTGGCAGCACTTTGGATAATAAAACAGGCATCCAATCTAGCCAAGAAATGTTTAACGAAACGTATGCTGACGCTCTTGCTAACGAAGCAATGGCTAATGTTCTTGAGACACAGGGAGTTCCAGATAACATCTCTCGCGAAGATTACTTTGCTCGAATGGGCGATACATTAGCATCGCTTGGGCTTCCTTCCACTGCGGCAGAGTATGAAAACATTAATGAAAACGCTTTGCTTACTCCTGATCTTTATTCCGACATAGACCCTGAGTCTATTGAGACTGACGACAGCGAAAAAGAAAATGTTCCTGACGACCTCGAACAAAAATGGGATGCAGTAGACAAGACCAAAGACCTCGCGGCTATCTTTCAAGATGCCTTAGACATATTTGGAGCGTATGACCGTAACAGTATTCGCAAGGTTGTTAAGGTGGTGAATGATCGAGGAGTTTCTGCTCAAGAAGTGGCGAGGATTACAGGTAACACTGTAGAAAGCATCAACCAAGCAGCGGCAGAGTCAGACACAGCAATCACCAACCAAGGCATAACAGGTGGTGGTACAGGAGATACGGGTACAGGTGATACTGGTGCAGGTGATACTGGCGATGTATTCAATGAGGCAACTGATACACTCAACACAGGAGAAGTCTTAACCACGGGCGCACCAGAAGCTATAGACACCACAGTCCCTTCGGTAATAACAGGGGGTGGCGAGGTTGCGCCTGACAATACTCCGGTTAAGCCTGACGATATTTCGGTTATTCCTGTGCTAGATACTCCGGTGATTGTTGAAGACCCTGCTGTTATTGTAGACGACACGCCTATCCTGCCTACCATTATGCAGCCAACCCCAAAACAAACAACTAACATCTCGTTGTTTCAGTCTATCCAAGATACCCCTATTACTGACTCGCTCTTCTTTGAGCCAAAGTTTACAGAGCTAGACAACATTCCTGTTGGGATGTTCGAGCGATTCTTACAAGCCACTGGAGGCAGGTAGATGACATACTTAGAAGCAATTAACAGCGTCCTCCGAAGGCTGAGAGAAGACGAGGTTACCACTACAAACGAGACCTCCTACTCTGCTTTGATAGGCGACTTGGTTAATGACGCGAAGAAGCTAATCGAAGATTCATGGAACTGGTCTGCACTACGCAGCACCATTGAGGTTGATACCGTGATTGGTCAAGCAGAATACGCTCTTACTGGCTCGGGTCAGAGTGCAGTTATCAAGCAAGCCATGAGCAGTAGTGGGCATGGGTTTTTATGTCTCAACACTGTGCCGTATTTTGACAACGTGTACTTTAATCAAACCCCTTCTAGTGCAGTGCCTACTGATTACATAGTAAGCGGAGTAGATGATAACGATGATCTAAAGGTAAAGGTCTATCCACAGCCTGACGCTGTGTACACGCTAAGGTTTGATGTTGCTGCACCACAGGCTTTACTAGCGGCAGATGCTACTAAGATCAAAGCTCCGTACCATCCTGTCGTACAGATGGCTTACGCTATGGCTCTTCGCGAAAGAGGTGAGACAGGTGGTCAGTCAGCAGCCGAGCAGTTTGCTATAGCCTCGTCAGCATTGTCAGACGCAATCGCAGTAGACGCTAACAGATACCCCTTAGAAACAACTTACATGGTGGTGTAGATGGCTCAACAATTACAAAGCATTACCATTACAGCGCCAGGATTTGCGGGGATAAACACCCAAGACGCACCTCTCGCGCAAGAGCCTAGCTTTGCTGCTGTAGCAGATAACTGTGTCATTGATAAGGAGGGCAGGATAGCCGCGAGAAAAGGCTACAACATGGTGTCTACTAATGGAGGCGCAGTGCTAGGCAGTTCGGATGGCATCGAGTCTATGGGCGAGTTCGTAGCCAATGATGGAGATATTACATTTTTATCAGCAGGTAACAACAAAATATTTAAAGGCACTTCTACCTTGGTAGACGCAACACCTTCGTCTTATACGATTAG